TCAAATACTTAAAGTTGATTACCCTGATTCAAATAACTTAGAAGCTAGATATGACTATACAGATGTAAGAGCCTTGCAAACAGATACTAATGAGATTTATGAGAGAATGAACTTAGCAGTACAAGGTGGTTGGGTTACAGTAGCAGAAGCAAGACAGAGCGTTGGATTACCTACTACAACAGAACAAGATGTCTATTTACTTCCTGCTGAGAAGGTATCTGTACCTGCCAATATGCTTAGAGACTATCAACCTGCAACAATACAACAGGAAGCACAATCTGATGAAGTACCTGAAGCTATCTCAGAAGCAGGATTTGGTGGTGCAGAGTTCAAAGTGGTACAAGAGATAGACGGAGAATACTGCGTTATTACAGAGACAGGCAGGAATATGGGTTGCTATCCAACAAGAGAACTCGCAGATATAAGACTTAGACAAATAGAGAGATTTGCTGATGAGCCAAAAGATATGGTTGGTAATGATGTCTTTACAACTCAAGAAGAAGCTGAAGCAAGAGCTAAAGAGTTAGGTTGTGAAGGAAGTCATAGTATGGATATGAATGGTAATACAATATATATGCCTTGTGCAACACACGAAGTGTATGAAGGTCTAATGAACAACAATGAATCCTATGACTCAGAAGGATAAAAACCTCGCAATAAATTCTTCCCCTACTGCTAATACGGTAGATAGTCATATAGAGAGTAATAAGGATAGTAATAGTTCTAGTAGTGTTTCGGATATAAGACAGTTTGTCTTTAATACGGAGATAGATTTAGATACTCTTGGTATAGGTCAGAATGTGGACACAGGCGTAAGTGGAAGTAATAAAAAAGGAAAGTACGATGACTTGGATTTCTCGATACCTAAAGGAGTTAAGGCACAAGCCGAACAAGGACTACGACTCCGTGCTGAGTTTGGCAGAGGTGGTACATCGGTTGGTATCGGTACTGCTCGGTATCTCGTCTCCAATACAAAGGCTAGTCCTGAGAAGGTACGACACATAGCTAAGTACTTCCCTAGACACGAAGTAGATTTACAAACACAAGACTCTAGAGATTTTCTCGCAGGAAGAACTGATAGAGCTACCAATGGAGTTATTGCTTGGAAGCTATGGGGTGGCTCAGCAGGACAAAGGTGGAGTAGTAAGTTAGTAAGAGCTATGGACAAGAGAGACGAAGTAGATAAGTCAGCTTCAGAACTAGTGCGTAGGCATAAGCTAAGAGAACAAGCAGACACAGAGTACAGAACAAGTCGTCTCACATCTACGGAAGTGAAGCAAGGTATCTATCGGAACTATGACGCTATGCTCAGGAATTGGGAACTGTGGTACACAGATTACTATGTCGGTCTGTTGCGTAGTCAATTAAAAAAAATCACGAGAAGTATGGTGCGTGGCAAAGACAACCCTGCGTACAAAAATTTTGTTTTGAATGGAGAATCTCCGATTTTAAATAATATCATAGATGAGACTACGCTTGAATGGAAACTTGACTTGTATGATATTTACTTATCAGAAGTCTATGACTTTAACTTGTTCCAATTTGGTATTCTCTTACCTGAATCTCTTAAAGGATATTCTGAGTTGGAAGATACAGATTTATATACTTACAAGAACAGAAGGAAAACTCGAAGTCAGGTAATCAATGAAGGATTCTATCCAATACGATTGCAAGGTGGCGATGTCATACCAAGTAGTACTTCTCCTGTTCCAAGAACTAGATACAATCGAAAAGCCGTTGCCTTTGTTAATGATAGGTTAGATTCTGTTATGCCTGACTTAGCTAAAACTACTAAAGCTAATTTGAACAGAACAATCCGTAGAAGTATTGACGAAGCAGTTGAGCTTGGACTTAGTGGGGATTTAATGTATGACTACATTACAGGACAAGTAGAGAATGCCTTACCGAAGAAGTTACTAAGTAGAGCTTCGACTATTGCTAGAACTGAAGGTGGGGCTTTGGCTCAGTTTGGTCAGTATGACGCAGTAGAGAGTTCAGGTCTCATTACTGTCAAAGAATGGCAAACAACATTCCAAAGGTCAAGAGATACCCACATTACTGCTGACGGACAAGTGGTAGGTCAAAACGATTTCTTTACTGTTGGTGGAGAACGAGCTTTATATCCTAAAGCACCAAATCTATCTGCAAAAGAAACTGTGAACTGTAGATGTAATGTAATCTACCGAGAGCCAAGACCTGACGAAGTTATTACTCCTTCGATTTGACGGTAAGCAAAAAAAAATTTTTTAAAACGAAAACCCACCGAATGAACGGTGGGCTTCCGAGTTCCGATTAAGTGTGAACTTAATATCTTCGACTAGCTACTCTTTTACGACTCTTAAAGTTTTGGTGCATTGTGCTTTTAAGGGTTGCACATTGTTTCTTGCCTTTAGCTCTTTTAAGTGCAAGTTCATCTGTGATACCACAATCTCTTAAGCAATCTTCACTATGGAAAAATATGCCGTCCCAATCTACGCCTTCTTGTCTATAACTATCTTCTAATTCTATCTGAGCCTTATGACCCATAAATGTTCCGACAAGCATTAACATTTGACTTGTAAAGTTTCTGTCGTGATTACCATTACAACCTTTACCTTGATGTGCTAACTCGTGAAGAACAGTTTTATCACAAGCCCACTTCTTAATGACGATATGATTGTCCCACCACTTGTAGTAGCTATTACCTTTGTATGAGTTTGGCAATTCAAAAGTAATGTCAGTATCAAAGTATTTTTTATAAAAGCTATTCCTAAACACAATACTTTTAACATTCTTAATTAATTGTTCTTCAAGTTGTTCTGTTGTTTGATAATTTGGATTAGGTACTTCAGCAATAAAACTTCTAGCTAAATCTAATTCTTTATTCCAACTTGCTTTTCTATGAACAACATTTGAAACTTCTATTGATATACAAACTTGCTCAACAACAAATCTTCTGTTGTCCTTTTTATAACTTCTTTTATTCCATTGTACAGAATTCATATCAACAGATTTAATATATTGTGTGCCTTCATACTTTTTAGATACATAAACCATATAGTCCCACGCTTCTTGTAAAACCTTTTGAGCTTTTTTAGAATCCTTGAACTCATCATAAAGAATAGGACTACCCATACCATTTCTTTTATAAGAAGGGGTATCACTAAAAACTCTTATGTCGTAAGAGAATTGGTCGTATTCAATACCAATTTCTATTTCTTCTCCTTTATCAGATAAGTAATCATCAAGAGTTAAAGTGTTGTCTTTGTACTTGCCGATTGTTGCAGATTCAATGACACCATTTACACCAACATTAAAAACTGTTGGTTTATATTTTTTAACTCTAAGTTTTTTTGTATTTAGCTTACGAACATCAGGCATTATTTTATGTGAGCCTTTAATTCGACCTTCAGCAGAATAAACTTTTTGTGCTTGACTTTCTTTACTCATTCTTCTTCTCCCTTCAAAGAATCTTTTTGCCTGACAATATAAGAGAAAACTTTTTTCTCTTGGTCTGACAATTTTTTGTTATAGATACGAGCTTCTCTGATTCTCCAAGCCCAAAACACTTCTAGTGGATTGTGATAGCCTGAGCAATCGAGAGTTATAGTATCTTCCACGACTAGCTCAGCGTCTTGGAAGTTTTGTAAGTCTGTGTAATCTTGTTTAAAAGATTTCAAGACTTGATAAGTAAATTTTTGCAATTTAACTCCTTCTATTTTTTCATTCATAATCTACGATAGCAGAAACTCTCCTACTTGTCAAATCTAAGATTTTTATAATAGAAGATTGACAACACAAAAATCACAAATTATAATCCAACCAAGTTGATTAATTATGAAAAAAGGAGTTGATATGTCATTACAAATAATTTATGACGAAATAAAAAAATTGGATAGAAAATTAAATTCTATGCAGAACGATATAAATATATTGAAGAAGGAGTTGAATGATTTACCAAAAGAGAACAACATTTAGATTTGATTGTCCTGAATGTACTTTGGAAATAGAAGTAACACATTTGTATTGGTCTGCAATCGAATGTGTACATTGTAAAAAAGAAATAGAAAAAGAAGATGTGGTGTTGAAAAAATGACAATCTTTGA